ATGAGGCTAGAACCAAGATGAGTTATGCAGAAGATATTATAAAACAATCAATACAAGACATAAAATTACAACATTCAAGAGCTAGACGTAAACATATTGAAAAACTTTTGAATTATTATACAGGAACAGATACTTGGAATTACATTGCAGGAAAAGAGGGTAATTATTTTGACTCTCATTCTTTTAATGAAGTTCCTCCTTATAATATGAACTTAACTAAAAAATTTATTGATAAAAAATCAAGAATTTATACCCTTTCCCCTAATCGTGATCTTGGAAACGAGAGTGCCAACAAACAATACGAAGAATTATTATTTTATAAGAATTTAAGAATGAAGCACATTGAGAGAATGACCAATTTAATTGGAACTCCTGCTGTCAGAGTTATGTGGGAAGAGGATGAGGATAAAAAATGTTTCGAGTATCGTGTAGTTTATTACTATGATGCTTTTTTCACTTCTCCTAATCCATATAAACCATATGCGATCATTTATCCCATCCTCAATCCTACACAAGAGGTTGATTATATAAATCCTGTTGAATTTGCCTATTGGGATGACCAACAAAATATTATTTTTGATGAAGATGGAAATATAAAAGAAGAATATGTAAATCCTTATGGAGTTCTTCCATTTGTATTTCCTAGAGATACAGAACAAATTGATGATTTTTATGGTGAAGGCTCGACAGATGTCGTTGCTACCAACGAGCATTTGAATATCCTTATGACGGAGCTTATGCTAGGCTTACGTTTTCAGATGTTCGGACAATCCTGGGCATCTGGCGTATATGAGGATCAGCCAATAGCCAGAGTTGGTTCTGACAAACTGATCAATCTACCTCAAGATGGTAGATTTGGTATAGAATCCCCAGGAGGCGATCCTCAAAAAGTATTAGAAATTGCTAAAGGAATGATTGAAATGTTAGCAACATCTAAACATATGCACGTCACATTTGATTCTAAACAAGATAGACCTTCTTCAGGACTTGCTCTTCGTATAAAAGACTTTGAGTTTGTAGAAGATTATAAAGATGATATAGAAACTTGGCGAATATTTGAAAATGATCTATACAACGTAGAAAGAGCTATTGCAAATACAAATGGAGTAAATCTTCCTAATAAATTTTCAGTAGATTTTAAAGAACCTGAATATCCTCGTTCATTTTCTGAACAAATTCAAAAAGATGATTGGGAATTGTCACATGGATTGCTTACATTAGAAGAGATTCTAAAGCGTAATAATTCTGACTTGTCTTTAGAGCAGGCAAGAGAAATTATAGCTAAGAATAAACAATCTTTAAATGCTGAAGGAGATCAAATGGAGGATGATATAACAAATGGGTCAAGTAGTAGGTGATTGGGTTTTTGAGCCAAATTTAGAAGCATATATTGAAGAGGCACAAAAAAGAGCATTATTAAATACTTCTGATAGAGTTGGAGAACAAGCTATAAACGTTGTAATGGATGCTTGGCTTGAAGAAAGTGGATTTACATTTGCAGGACAGCGTGTTAAATGGATAAGAAGTCCAACTAGTACAAGAGAAAATGATATACTAGATGACACAGGTCTTTTAAAATCAACTCTTGGCTATAGAACTTTAAGTAAGTCTCCATACCTTGAACTTACGATTGAAAAAGAATCATATCCAGACAGACCTGATATAGATACAGAATTTGTTTCATCTATTCATCAAGATTCATTTCCACATCTAGGAATACCTGAAGAATATATTATGAGATCAGGAAGTGTTGGTTCTGAGGTATTAAGAATATATAGAGAAGAATTTAAAGACGCTTTCTTTCAATTAATGGATGAAGGCAAATTATATGAAAAAGAATAAAAATATTTAATGAGGTATATTATGACCAAAAAAGAAATGCAACAAGTAGAAGGAATATTAAAAAAAGTACTAAAAGATATGCTAAGTGAAGAAGAGCCTGTAGAAATATATCATGATCTAGCAGTATCATTTCCTGTTGCAATATTAGATAAGATAGAAGACTTTCTAGGACACCCAATTGACTATATGGGAATTTCTTAGTTGCATAGTATTTCTAGGCTTTCTTAAATTTACCACGAAAAACCAGGAGAAAAATTATGACAGAGGAAGGAGTTCAGATGAACGAAGAAACACAATCAGTACAGGAAGGTACACCACAGTCTCAAGGAGAGTCTGTTGATTATAAAGCACTCTATCTTGATGAAGTGCAGAATGCAAAAAAACTTCGCAAGAGAGCGCAGGATGCAGAGGAAACGGTTCAGAAAAACACTAAGGCACAAGAAACCTTAAAAGTCAAACAAATGCAAGAGCAGGAAAAATATAAGGAATTATATGAACAAACTGCTCCGTATAAAGACAAATGGGAATCTTATGAGGCTAGTCGTAGAGAATCATTACTTTCAAAGCTGCCAGAGGAAGATAGAGAGAAAATGAGTCAGAAAGATTTAGATACTCTCGAATATGTAGTTAGTGTAAGAGAAGAGTCTAAACCTGTCAACCCTCAACATCAGGCATCTGCTCCTAGGAAAGTTAATCTTGACAAACCTTACGATCAAATGAATGAGCAAGAGAGAAGAGTATGGCATGAACAGACTGTTAATAATTATAAAAGAAAATAAAATTTAAGGAGAGTTAAAAAATGGCTTTTGATAATGCACATTTAATGACAGGTGGTGGTGTTGCTGCAAATGATGGAACACATTCTTTTGATGTATTTGTTCCTGAAGTGTGGGGTCCAGCTGTAGAACTAGCGTTTAAAAATCAACTTGTTTTTGGTAAACTTGCAAAAGATTTATCTTCGTTTGCTGCCGGTGGTGGTGATGTAATACATATACCAACATTTGATACAATTTCTTCAGGAACTAAAACTCCTGAGACTGCAATATCTTATGGTGTAGATGGAGCTGCTCAAACAGAAGAAACTTTAACAATAAATCAACATGCTTATTCAGCAACTTTAATTGAAGACCTTTTAAAAGTTCAAAGTAGCTATGATTTAATGAATATCTATACAGGAGAAATGGGATATTCTTTAGGAAATACTATTGATAATAAGATTGAAGATTTATTATTGGCTTCATGTCAAAGTGCTTCAGGAAAAATTAATGGTATAGTAACAGGTGCTGACTTAAAAGGTAGCTCTAATTCAGACTTTGAACTAATATTAAGCAATGTATTAGGTCAAGACCCAGATGTTACAAATTGGACATTAGTTGTTTCTCCTGCAGCATATGCAACATTATCTGCTCTTGTTCAGTTGTCTTATGGAACAGCAGGTTCTCCATTAGGTCAAGGTTTTGCTAATTCAGGTCAAATTGGAACTGTATTTGGTATGCCTATTATGATGTCAAATAATGTAACTACAGCTCAAACTAATATGGATAATGCTGGTGGTCAAACTGACAACTTTACTCCTATTGGTTACTGTGTTCATAAATCTGCCATACAAATAGCTTATAGCCAAAAAGTTAGAATGCAGGCTGATTATGATATTGACCATTTAGGAACTAAGATGGTTAGTGATGTTATATATGGTGTAAATGTTAGAAACTCAAGTACAACAGGACAAAGAAGAGTATTTATCCTAGGTGCAGAGTAATACATAACTGTTAACTAAATAAAGGGGGTGGGTTTCTGCCCCCTTTTTTAAATTGAGGCGTATATGAAAATAAAACACGTTTTATCAGGCGAAGTTAAAGAATGTTCAGAATTAGAACATCATATGATGATGGATAGTAATGATTGGGAAGTTGTAGTAGAAAAAAAGAAGCCTGTTGTTAAAAAGAAAGCAAAAAAATCTAAGAAATCATCTAAATAATCATTAAATTATAGCAATGATTAAACAGATAAAAGAGATAGTAGAGTATGCTCTCTATAGAGTCGATTCCTATAGTGACGATGCTCTAGCAATGGTGGTTCGTACAGGAATGGCAGAATCAGGATACAGGGCGTTAAAAGGCTATGGTGAAGGCAACCCTGCAATTGGATTTTGGCAAATTGAACCTGCTACCATGAATGATATGATAGATAATTATATTCACTACCGATCACATTATAAGAAAAACCTTATTTCCCTAGGAATGAATTTTGAGAAAGATACAATCATGTCTGTTATGTCGAATATGGCAGTACAGGCAGCACTATGTAGACTTCATTATCGTAGAGACAAAGACCCAATACCATCTTGGGATGATTTGGAAGGTCAAGCAAAATATTGGAAGAGAGTATATAACACTATTGAAGGCAGAGGAACAGTTGAGCATTTTATGAAAGCCAATAGTGATGTTGGATTCGATTAGGACAACTATATCCAATAGACCATTCTCTACAT